GTTATGAGGTAAAAGCGCCACAGCTTGAGCCGTTTGTGCCACCACCTGACCTTCAGGCTTTGTTTGAGCCACGAACAGACCGCAAAGAACCTGTAGTGGTGCCTGTAGGCGATGGTAAGATATTTCCTAGGCCGAGCGCAGCGCAGGGGCTTGCTGGGCTAACTTCGGTCGGCGTTGTTGCGGTGGTGATATCATGAGTTTTACATACGCAGAGCTGAAAACAGCGGTGCAAGATTACACCGAGAACAACGAAACTACGTTTACAAATCAGTTAAACACGTTCATCAAAAACGCAGAACAGCGCATCTTTACAGAGGTGCAGCTATCTATCTTCCGCAAAAATGCCTTGGGTGCGTTTACAGCAAACCAAAAGTTTCTTGTGTTTCCAACAGACTTTTTGGCAGCTTTTTCGCTGACTGTGCTTAACAACTCACGCCAAGAGTTCTTGCTGCGCAAAAACGTGACGTTCATACAAACAGTCAACCCAAACGGTGCAACTACAGGCACGCCAAAATACTATTCGCAGTTTGATAATCGTAACTTGATTGTAGCGCCTACGCCTGACCAGGCGTACGAAACTGAGCTGCATTACTACTTCAAGCCTGACTCGCTGACTGTGCAGGGTGATAGTGGTACGACCTGGCTGAGCACAAATGCGCCGCTGGCGTTGCTATACGCCACTCTGTACGAAGCCTACACCTTTATGAAGGGCGAACCAGACGTGTTGCAAAACTATCAGGCGCGCTACGCTGAGGCATTGTCGCGGTTGAAAGAGTTTGGCGAAGCAGATGAAGTCACAGATGCATACAGGATGGGCCTGGTGATGAGGCAAAAAAGCTGATGTTTAGTGTTGAAGTTTCTGCCAACGTCGGGCCTGTAGGTGTAGCCACTACATCAAACAAAGGGCACTCAGTGGAAGATATCGCTGAGATGTGCCTGAACAAAATAATGCAGGTATCTGATTCTGCACCACCCGAGATACAGCAGCAGGCTAGGGCATATTGCGATACACTGCGGAATGTTTTAGTCTACTACATGAAACAGGCTGTCGCTTCGGATAGAACGACCCTTTATAATCTGCTCAAGCAGCAAGGCCATGATGACTTAGCAGAACTCATAAGGAGAATATAAATGGCTATCACGCAAGCGATGTGCACCTCGTTCAAGGTTGAGTTATTGAAAGGTGTGCACAACTTCACCAACAGCAGTGGCGATACTTTCAAGCTGGCGTTGTATACGAGCAGTGCAAACCTTGATGCTGCGACTACCGCTTACACCACCTCAAATGAAGTGAGTGGTAGCGGCTACAGCGCAAAAGGCGGCACGCTCACGAATGTGACGCCTACAAGCTCAAGCACAACTGCATTGACTGATTTTGCTGACCTTACCTTCAGCACTGTCAGCATTACTGCACGAGGTGCGCTCATTTTCAACGAAGATGCCACTAGCGACCCAGCGGTGTGTGTGCTTGATTTTGGCAGCGACAAGACGGCAAGTGCTGGTGATTTTACGGTACAGTTCCCAACTGCTGACGCATCGAGCGCTATCATTCGCATTGCGTAGGATAAGCAAATGGCACTTGTAGTCAAAGATCGTGTACGTGAAACATCAACCACTACCGGCACAGGTACGATCACGCTTGCCGGTGCTGTGACTGGTTTTGATGCGTTCAGCGAAGTCGGCAACTCAAACACAACGTATTTTACGATTGTGCATCGCGGGGCTGATGAGTGGGAAACAGCACTCGGCACATACACAGCTAGCGGCACAACGCTGACCCGTACAGCGGTGCTAGCGAGCAGCAACAACGGCTCCGCTACAGACTTTTCTGCTGGCACGAAAGATGTGTTCTGTGTCTACCCTGCGGGCAAAGCGGTGTTCGCTGATGCAGCCGGTGCGGTCAATATTAGCAGTGTTGCCATCACAGGTGGCACAGTCAGTGGCATTACAGACCTCGCTGTGGCTGACGGCGGCACGGGCGCGAGTAATGCATCGGGTGCAAGAACTAACCTTGGCCTCGGCACGATTGCTACACAAGCTGCTAATAGTGTCAACATCGATGGCGGCGCTGTAGACGGCATCACGCTAGGCACAAACTCAGCTGTCACTGACGCGCGTGTAGACAACCTGAAGTTAGATGCAAATCAGCTGAGTGCAACTAATACCAACGGTAATGTGCAAGTCGCAGCAAACGGCACCGGCTATCTTGAGGTGCGTGGCAACACGAACTCTGCAAAAATTATGCTGAACTGTGAGGTGAACACTCACGGTGTTTCTATTGCTAGTCCGCCTCACTCTGCTGGCGCGACATATGATTTAGTGCTGCCCACATC